AATCAAAACCAAAGTAAAGTTAACATTCATTTTTTATTTCCTTTAATAAGTTAGTTTTCTAAAAACTGCATACAAGAATTTAGCAATTCACCATTTTCCAAACTGTTCTTTAAGAACTCTTCTAATTTTAACAATGACTCCCAATCAAAATTAGCCATTTCTGGATCTTTTGAAGAATCTCTGATGCTAAATCTACCACTAACAGTAGTGCGAGATCGTTCAATTAATACTTTATTAGAATTATCTACATCGATCAAAACTTTCGATACGATATCTATAGATGGTTCTTTTCGAACCATAGAAATATAAACAATATCCGAAATAACATAATCTGCTAAAAATTCGAAACTACCCAGATAATATTCAAATATACTTCCGTATACCTTATACGTATTTTTAGAGGTTTTAAATTCACCTAGCTTTTTCAACTTTTCAAGATAGGAATCTCTTTTAAATGCAGTACGGCTATTATCTTCAAATTCATTATTCCTAAAAATATACAATCTGACATTTTCAATGCGAGGGATTTCTCGTGTTGGAAAATTGTACGTTTTGAGCCATTCATCCATAATTTAATTTCCTTTATCAAGTTTACAGGTATTACTTCATGTAAATAGTATAGGTTTAAAATAAATAAAAATCCTCTCTACCCCGATAAGGAGTAGAGAGTATTTTACTATTAAGAAATTACAACAGGGAATGGAGCAATACTGTAGAATACATCGTTATTATTGTATCGGGTAAAGAATACCAATGATACTGTAGATGTTGCTTTACAACGAGTAGGTACAGACAAATCCTGATTCCACATGCTAATAGGGAATTCGTGTTCTTGACCACCTACTAACAATTTAAACATGTTAGGTTTGGGTGCTTGATTTTCACGATTCGTACGATATTGAGGCATGGTTGAGTAATATACTTTTCTTAACCAATCATCGAGATCTGTACAGCTATTAGCAAAATTATAAGTATAATTCGTACCAGTAAGGACGCGTACATTACAAACTAATCCTTCGCCATATGGTGGATTCTGATAAGCTTCAAAGCCCAGTAACCAACGATCAGCAGTAGCATCAGCTGCATTACGCAACAAACGAATGTCTACTTGCTGTGGATGAATATGTTCACGGAATGTATTGTTCAGTACACCTAAGTCAATCGCTACATTCAATTGTTGGTTAGGTCCGAAGAGTTTACCATTCAATGAACGAATCGGTGAATTAGAAGTAATGTATACATCGTTAGTCACATCAATCCATTGGTTACGATCCAATGTAAATAAATACCAGTCAAGCTGATAACCAACAGTATCATTTACCCAACGTGGAACTGGGTAGAGTTTAACTGAGTAAGCACCATCACGTTCAGTAATGGTATAGTTAAAGCTACGCGTGATGAAATAACGATTGTTATTATTAATCACATTGACTGATTTCTCATTAGTACCAAGGTAGTACTTGAGTACCAAAGTACCTTTCACACCGACTGTTGATTCTGATGCACGATCCAGATATAACAATTCAAATTTATTTCCATCAACAGGATAAGTGACAATAGTACCATCGGTATAATGTACCTTACCCATAATGTTAATGGAGTTCTTCAGAATCTGTTCAGGGATCAGAAGATTCGATTCATCCTTAGCATCGATATACATCGAATCAATAGAGATTGCAGAGATGAATTTATCTGCGTCAGACACATCTCGAAGAAGTGCTGATTTCTCAACAATAAAGTTAGTACGAGACAACAAACCACCTTTATCATCGTAAATCAAAATCAAGACCATTTCACCTTGTTCTAATTCATGTGCTGAATAAAACGGAGGCAGGTACCATTGGGTAAGATTATTCGGATCTTGTTGGCCAATTGGTTCTAAAGGAATCTCATTACCAATTACATTATAGCTGGCATCGTATCGTACTGAAATTGGCAACCCACCAGCACCAGCTACGGTTCCTTTAAAAGCAATCGCATGATGAGGTAATGAACCTTGGATATGGAATTGTGCGGGTACAGTCAATGTAGGTCGCACTACCGAATCATCGTAAAAGATTTGTCGTGCACAAGGAGCTGCCAGTGTACCGCCAGAAAAGAAACGACCTTCGTCTTTAGACATTTCGTCAGAAGACGTTTTAGAAGAGATCTCTTCTAATTCTGGAACCAAGGTGGTTTGGTTAACTGAAATAACCTTGTAATAAGTAAAGGTATTCGTGTCTAATACGAAGTCACCTACCTTAGGTACGTATTTACGATGACCTTCTTGACCTAAATAAATATCATGAATCGCCCAAATCCGCCATACCTGGGAATCATCTAGGATAGGAGGTTCACCATCAATACCGACAATGGACACGTTCGCAGCAATACCACGACCGTATACAGGCTGATTCACGGGGTAATTATTTTCACTCACGTGTTTTCTCCAATTCGGATAAAGTGAGATATCTCAATCTCATTTCTAAAATAAATACGAATAATTTGTTTTAAGAAACGAACCTCATGGTAAGTGAGGGTTGTTACATCAGTGCGATACGTTGGATGGATGGTAACGTGTTTCATCGAGATGTTATCTAAACGGAAATAAGGTTCCGCAACAAATAAATCTTTATAGTTACTTTCCACAAAGTTAATGACTTCTTGGTCATTGTATCGAGTTTCGATGTTAGGGAATTTATACTGTTTTCGTTTTAGATCGTGGATGATCCTAGACAAAACAGTTGAGTATACCTTATACAATCCTTCGATCGGAGGATTACTTGTAAACTTGGTATCTTTAAAGAATTGTCCCATGTAAGCAGATACACGTCTATCTAGATCATCTGCTTTGCTCTTAAAACTATAAGTATCTTCAATGTATGTTTTACGCTTCGGTACGATAATGTCACGAATTTCGTAAGGTCTACCTTCTAATTCATCTGCCCGCTCAGGAATAATGTTTCCGCGTTCAGAAAAACCTAACTTGGATTGGTCAATGATCCCGTTACCTACTTTAAATAGATAATTCTTATCATCGAAAATTTCCCAAATACCATTTCGAGAAAGCATATGGTTATTCACATAACCTACTTGTCGATTAGTGGTGATACCTGCTAATCGAGTACCTTCTCCGTTTTCTTTCGGTTTTGTCTCCGCAAATGACATCATTCGATAAGTGATTTCTTGACTGTTCTTAGAATGGTCGATACATGACTTATTAATAATGTATACATTTGGAAACTCTACGAAGTAATCAATTCCTTCGATTAGAGCTTTACCATTTAGGAATATATCTAGGTAACCATAAGGAATTCGTACAGGTCTAGCAAACACATTATCTTTTTCAGCATTGTAGTAATGTTGATTTAATGCGAAGTTTAAGATGCCTTTAGTAAATGGTACCAAAATAGTACGACACAAGAATGTCTTGTCGGTTCTTACTGTAAAGGTATAATCGCTTAACAAGCGATCACTTGTTCCTGTAATGACGATACCACGCTTACCATTAATGGTCTTCCAAGCCCATACACCTTCTTCATTAGTCACATCTTCCCAACGATCAGGTTCTTCTTCCAGTGTTTTCACACAGGCATATACTCTAAATTCCTCATCTTCTGGAATCTCTACCTCTAGAATATCGATATAGTCATTAGGCTGACGCGTACCAATACCAGAAATAAATTCAACTAAGCGACATTCTGGAGAAGTTACTGGGTACTGATTATAATCACCTAAACGTCTCCATGCCAGAAGCTTACCTTTTTGATCATATTCGAAAATGGTTGAATATGGTCGATAAGCATAAGGTACGTTGACTAACTTACCACCTAATCCGTCATCAATAAACGTTTCGTATGGGTGTAGTGATTTACCAGTATAGTAAGTCGTAGCATTATAACCGTATGCGTCTTGTACTTCTTTTAAACTACAAACTGCTTTAGGTTTAGAGATCAGTTGAGATAAAGTAGATGATTCTAATTCATCTGCTCGCCACTCTTTAATATTACTACGAACACCTTGCATGGCAGCTACACGATTTTGGAAAGCAAGTTTATTCAATTCGTGTAAGCGATTATTGACAAATGGCATTGTACGTTTACCGTATTGTTTACGATAAAATACTTTAAATACTACATTTGCAATTTGCTCATTAATGAAGTCGTGATTGTTCATCATCTCTCTAACTAAGTTAGTGGAGATAGAGAAATCACAATTACCTACTTGTCGAATGTTGGTTTCTGAATTTCGATGCAACATTACGCCTCGAAATAATTTAGGTGTTGTTTTCGGATAAGCACATAAGTGAAAATCGCAATCATCGAAATATTCGAATAGGTTTTTACGATAAGACAAACCGTGCGTAAATAGATACTTACGAATCTTATCGATAATAGATTTAAATGTAGGAATTGTACTGATCTTCATTTCTACGACTTTAGTAATCGTAGAATCGTAAATCAGTTCAACTACGTCTTTTTCAAGAATCTCTACAGTAATCGGGTCATTAACCAAGTAACCATTAATGTAGGTAAAAATATACCCAGGTTTAGACTTATACTTATTGTAGAAGTTGATCAGAGGACTCTTATCAGAAGTACGGTATGGTTTAGCATACTGGATAGCAATCGTTTCTTTAGGAAGATTCTGATCATCGTGATGAAGCAATGCATTGTTATAGGTTCTGAATAAGACATCTTCGGTATTCATGTCCCAATTAATTTTCAGATCTTCTTTAATAACTAATACTAAATTCTTCTCACGAGTTAGAGTGTAGTAGATATGTGTCAATGGAATAACAATACCTTTATCAGTGTAAAACTGAAATACTACAGTTTGTTCTACGCATAAGTCTGCCATGTTATACCAGCGTGAACGATCATGCCATTCTACAAAATTAAAATTGAACATTTCCTCAGGAACTTGTCCAATCATGTAAGCATGATAACGTTCATGTTTGGAAGGTAAGTTATAATCTTCCGTAACGATATTAACATGGTTTCGAGCACCACCCAAAGGAGTGATGCGTTTTGGTCTTACAATACTTTGGTTATCTTGGTGTGGAGCTGCCCAGAGATTATAGAGATAATGACCTATTAGATAAGGTACACTCATCGGTACACTCCTTTTATTAATTAATAATCGTTTACAATACTATTTACAGCAAGAATGAAGTTAGCACGGTCACGATTAAAATTCTTCAATGCCATTTTTGTTAAACCAGCATTTTTAAATACTTGCTCTGATAAACACACTACTAAGGTAGCTACGAATGTAGGAATGTGCTCTACAGACATTGCTAGGATTTGTTGTTTTTCTAAACCAATCCAGACATTAGCATTAAGGTTCTTGGCAATTACAGTATAGAACAAACCGCTATTAATTTTCTGAATAGCTGGATTATTCATTTTTAATTTCAATTGCTCTAAGAAATCATCTACATTTTTATAGAACTCTCGATCAACATATCGATACAAGAAGCTAGATGGAATGCCGACATCTCTGGACAGTTTAGCGATAAGCGCATCAAATTCCAACTCACCTGCATAAGTTTCGCTGTGTAACATTGAATAATACATCCATCCTGACATGGCTCGTAAAGCAACAATTTCTTCACTGTTTAAGCTAAAGGCCATAGACAATGAAGAAGTAATCAAGTCTACGTAAGTCTTAACCACATTAGGGGACAATGACTTAATAGAACGAGTACCATTGTTAACAAGATCGGATGTCAAAATAGTACGAATGGTTTGTAGCGAGAACAAAGGTTTGTTCGCTACTGTGTACTCACCCTCTTGACGTTCTCGAATAAATGATGATAAATCACAAACAGTATATTTCAAACCTTTTACTGTTTCGATAATCAACGGATGATCAAATTTGGGAACGACTGAATTAGGATAAATAAAAATAGATTTATTTTGTTCATTCACTTTCAACCAAGGGTAATTCAAACCCAATGATTGTCGAATAGTTTTTTGTTGTTCGTCAGTTTTAAAGAAACTACCAATTGTAGTCTCGTAAGGCGAATAAAAAATGGCCATTTATTTTATTCCTAGGTTAATTAATTTAATTAAATAAAAGCTTTTATAAGTAAAGTCTCCGTAGAGAACATCATACTTTTTACTGATAAAAATTTCAATGTGATTTATATATAGAAACTAATTACCACGATATTATGAATATCGTGGCTAAACACGTTATCATTTTAAACACTAATACTGTTTAATTTATTGCTTATTCGCTCGTTAATAGAACATTACCGGTAATGTTTTTCATGTATCTGTTTAGGGTTAATCCTAATACAGCGAATACAATTAAAATTTATTTATTTTAACAATAGTCTAATCTTAATCAGGTTAAGACATTGGAGATTTTTAAAAAATGGATATCTACATTAATAATCCTACACCCCACAGTTTCCACCTGGGTACTAAGGATATGTCCGGTAGACCTCAATCCGTTGTCGCCACTCCGCGTGCACCACATATGGCTTTTTGCCCATTCTACGCTGAAAAAGGTCCTACCGAGGAAGTAGTTGTCGACGGTGAAGCATTTATTAAGCTCTTCGGTAACAAGACTTTGGATCCACTCCACAAGTACTACAACCACTCTTCTGTCTTCATCGAAGGCATGTTGCAAGATAGTGGTACCATTATCGCTAAACGTATCGTTCCTGAAAACGCTATGCGTAAAGCCGGTATGCGTCTGTCTATCGAATACGTTGAAGTAGAAGTAGATGAATACGAGCGCGATGCTTCTGGTCAATTCCGTTTAGACCGTGGTAAGAAAGTATCTACAGGTCGTAAAGTTCCTGGTATTACTTACCGTTGGGTTTTGGAAGAACTGAAACCAGAACAAATTACTTTGGCTAGCCGAACTGTATCTAGTTCTGGTTTGGGTAAAGGCGCAACTAATCAAGTTGACTTTGCTGTCAATGGTGTGGTTGGTAAACGTCTTCCTATCTTTGACTTCGAAACCAGTTCTCCTGGTGCTTGGGGTAATTTAACCGGTATTTCCATCTGGGCACCTAAGACCACAGACCAAGCTCCTTTGAACACTATCGCTTTCAGCGACACAGGTTCTTACCCATTCCGCCTTCAAGTATTTACTAAACCTAATGCTACCAGCAATAAAGTTGTAGAAACTACAACTAAAGGTGCTCGTGAAATCGACTTCTGTCTGAAACCAGGTGCTGTTTCTAAAGTAGGTGTTCGTTACTACTTGGGCGAGACTTTTGTAAAACATTACAATAACAATCGTCCTGACGAACCTAATCTTCCTGCAACCTTTGGTTCTTTCAGCAATATTCACGTTTACCAAGCAAACATCGATAGTATCCTTTCTCTTTTCATGCAAAAAGAATTGGATGTATCTGGTACTCAGGTTCCGACTCTGAATCCTCAGACTGGCGAGATGGAAAATACCACTCGTTACTACGGTGACTTTGCTGCTGTAACTGAAGAAAACAAAGCAGACTCTAAATATCTGTTTAACTTGTTTACTGGTACTCACTCTGATGGTCGTCCTTACCAAACTTTCCGTAATTCCGACAACATCTCTACTACTGAAGGTGAAGTAACTGCATTGCGTGAAGGTTCGGTACAATGGTCTACTGGCGGTACTGATGGCGAAATGTCTGATGAGTTGTTTGCTGCTGCTGTTGAAGCAATGCTCGACGAATTTGCTGATGCTAACAGCCGTTACATGGATGACACTACTTACAACGATTCTGTCTTCTACGATACTGGTTATCCGATTGAAACTAAATTCAATCTGAATAAATACCTGGTTAACCGTAAAGACCGTTGGGTATGTGCTACTACTCACGTATCTGGTGAAGGTGTCATTACCGCTGCTGAAGAGATCGCTCGTTTGGCAGCCATCCGTAACCGTTTGAAACTGGCTCCTGATTCTGCAGTATTCGGTACTGAGACATTCCGTGCCATGGTTATCCGTGGTAGTGGTCGTTTCCGTTCTTCTGTATCCAGTTACGAAAAACGTGTTCCAGTATCTTACGAGATCTGTCGTTTGTTTACTAAATATTGGGGTGCTAAAATTGGTCGTGCTGACGCTCGTTGGGATCCTACTGAAGGTGATAACAACTACCTGCGTTATCTGACTGATATTTCTAACCCATGGGTTCCTTACATTCAACGTAACGAAGCATGGGCTGCTGGTGGTATGTGGGTAGAACGTAGCGAATCCGGTCGTTTCTACTTCCCAATGATTCGTACCATCTACGAAGATTACTCATCTACCTTGATGAATGCTCGTATCATGCTATTCCATGTTGAGTTGAACAAAATTGGTGCTGAATTGCGTCGTCGCTTCTCCGGTAAAGACTGGTCACAACTGCGTCTGAAACAAGAAGCTGAATCTTGGTTCTACTCCCAAATTAAAGACAATAAATTTGGTGGTACTATTGAGGTTGAAGGTGAGTTGTATTTCACTACTATCGATACCGAACGTTCTTGGTCTTGGCACTTTGTTGCACGTGTATACGGCGACAACATCAAAACTGTTCAAACGTTCTACAGTGAAAACTATCGTCGCGAAGATAAGCCTGAAAATTTCAGCGGTATTAGCGCCTAAGTCTATAACTAGGGGTTATTTATTTAACCCCTATTTTATTTCAAAATTTTAAAAGGTAAAAATAAAAATGGCACGTATTGAACCCGTTTTTATGTCTAAAAATACGGGCGGTTTTGCTGATGGTATTCAGGCTCCTGTAGTTGGCCTTATCGAGGGTGGTAACTTCGGTTATGCTAAACAATGGGCTGCTTGGATTAATAACACTCCATACACTTCTCGTCCGCTGATTAGTTTTCTTTTGGAAGCTCCTTTGGGCTTTAAACTTCTGCCTGATGGTAAAGTACATATTGCTATCTTGCGTAGCCTGGTAGAAACCATTCGCCACCGTATTACTGGTTTGGGACACAAGCTCACCGTAGCGACTGACCAAAACCAAGCATTTGGTGGTTCAGGTCAAAAATACGAAGTATTCACTAACGTAACTGAAGATCCTCTGAACGTTTCTATGTCTTTCTGGGAACGTCCAGGTTTGGCAATCGGTCGTTATATGCGTTACTGGATCGAAATGCTGATGATGAATATGGAAACTAAATATGCTTCCATTTCAACAGTAGCTGGTACTCAAGACTACGATGCAATGCCTGACATGTACTCCATGTCTATGTTGTTTATCGAACCTAATGCAACCATGACTAAAGTGGTTCAGTCATGGATCGGTATCAACATGTGGCCTAAATCTTCTGGTGATAACGAAGCCAAACACGATAAAGAAAACCCTTCTGAAACTCGTGAAATTCAAATTGAATTTACTGGTATCTATCATTACGGTCCTGGCGTTGACTTCTTCGCTCAAAAATTCCTTGACAGCATTAAGTTAATCAACGCGAATGCGTATCATGAAGCAGCTGTCCATGGTAACATCGGTCTGGACTCTATGGTTGCTGCATCTCGTATGAGCTTCGGTGAGACAGTTAGAAATATTTCCCGACAACAGTTCAAGTAATGTATCTCGGAAAAGAATTTATAGTAGTAGAATACTATATATGAAGAGAGAACTACTTTAATTAACAAGATTATTTACAGTCCGCTCTCCACAAGGGGGCGGACTGTAGATAATTTATGTTTGTTTATTTTAAAAGGTTTATAAACATGAAAGACATACTGACTAAACAGCAATTACTTGATCGTGGATTTTGGCAAGATAATATATTCGATAATCTGTACCATGACGATAAAGGAAGAACTTATAATCTGTTATCTAATAAATTTATACAAAAGAGATATACAGATCCAAAGACGGGTATTAAGTACAGTTTAACAAGTTTAAGAAATAATAGCACTATTAAAGATCTAAGTGGTTTTGTTGAAATTCCAGGATATAGTAATTATTTAGTTAATGAGGAAGGTGTACTTTATAGTAAGACTTATAAAAAGAGAATGACCCCTGCACCAAATGGCTCAGGATATATGTCAGTAGTAGTTAGAGATGATAACGGAAACTCTGGTACAAGGACAGTTCATCATTTAGTAATTATGGGATTTAAGTACGATGAATATTTAAAGTTTAAAGAAAGTCGAAAACTCTATACTCCTTCTGATGATCGGTATCTTTCTGTAAACCATATCGATGGAAATAAATTAAATAATCGTTTAGACAATCTAGAAGTTATATCTCAAAAAGATAACTATAGACACGCAATAGACAATGGGTTAAAGTTTATAAAACCTGTAGTCGTACGTTGGGTAGATACTGGTAAAGAAGAAGAATTTATCTCTATGCAGAATGCTTCTATTGCTCTAGGTTTAGATAATAAAACGATTAGTCAGCGATTAGCTAGTAAGGATCATTTAAGAACGGTTTATCCTGAAGGTATTCAAGTTAGATTTTTAAACGAACCAGATTTTGAAAAACCAATTTACTATGTTAATAATGGTTCTTTATCTGTAGGCGTATCTATTATCGATTATAAGGTATCTCCTTTCCATGAAGTTCATTATAGTAGTTTAGGCGAGTATTGTAAGTCAATGGGGTTACGTTTAGGTACTGTGGTTAAATCCATGAATAAACACCATCAAACTATCCTAAACAATTTACATCGAATTAAAAAACTAGATGACTTCTCAGAATGGAAAACTTGTTATCGTAACGATCCTATTTTAGAATTAGTGTCTATTAGGAAAGTAGATGTATTAGTAGCTATTAAGAATGATGAACCTCCATTGATTTTTCTGCCTGATATAGACGGTGAAGAACTAAAGAAAGTGGAAGGATTTAAAACATATATTTTAAATGACTTAATTTACTTTTCTAAAGAACCTGGTTATCTTCTAGATAATGGATATAGAATTTACAAATATAAAGATTTTGTAGAATGTGAATTTTATAAAAAATGGAAAGATCGATATACTGAATATCTATACTTAGGATACAACTATCCTAAGTAATCCACTAAATCTATCAAAAAAAAAAATAAGTCCTCTACTCCTTTTTACGGGAGTAGAGGATTTTATTTTTATGCTATTTTATTTAGCAGCTTTCTTTTTCTTATTGATGCATATATCAAATCCACCAATGATGACGATATTATCTTTCTGACTTGGATCTACTTTAGAAACCATACCCACATCTTGCACAATATAGACTGGTCGCAAAATAAGATCTTTGTGATAGTTAGGATGGGATTTATTTTCAAATAATACATCATCTTCACCTGGATATCCAAATACATCAGCCATGACTTGTCCGTCCAATACTTTCAAACAACAAACATAACCAATACTACCTAAATCAAGATAATTCCTGACCCATCCGGTATTTTTATAACCAGCCACTTTGTTAGCAATATAGATCGGAAACCATTCCTTCTTTACCAAAGTATTTACTTGTTCTTTTAGATTTATCGATTTTACAGCATCAGGATTATCCATTACTGCTTTGATTAAACCTAAATTATCATCTACCAGAATACCACGATCGTAATTGGTCTCTTCTTTAATTTGCTTTTCGTATTGCTCTTTAAATTTCTGATGTTGAAATTGATTAGAATACAATTCAGTTAAGTATTCCATGTGATCAACACAATCGTAAATAGTGCAAAGAAATAATGCAAGATCTGCATTGTTACCCATATCGGTTAATAATGTAGATAGTTTCAAGATACTGATATCGGTTATCTCTTTATACCTTTTGGCAGAAAGAGTATTGGTTAAAGATGGGTCAGTCCACCGCTTAAAGATATTTACGATGTCTTTATTAGCAGTTTTCCCATTATTAATCATTTTAGTAATCCAGTTATTATAATAATAACTAGGGCTTTTATTAACTTTAGTCAGTATATTTTTTAAATCATCTTTTAATTCAATAAATCTTTCGTTCATTTTCTATTCCTTTATATAGTTAGTTTTATAGAGTCTATTAATCTACAATTGTTTCATCTTTTTCTAATAAGTTATCTGCTGAATTAACGAGATTCCTAATCATTTTGTTAGATTTACGAATATATTCTTTACATGAATACTTATTCAGTTCACTAACAAATTTTTCTATCTTTTTATTTCCTTCTAGATCACTAATATCCACAAGAATTCGATCATCACCATCTAAAATACAGAATTGCTCGATATCTGACGTGATCTTGTTATTGATAAGGTCGATAAATCTAAGATCCACATTAAGTCGATCTACGACATTAGCCGTATAATCCATTTCAAGAGAAATTGAGAATAGGGAGTCATCTTTCAGAATAGACATTGGATTTGCGAAATTACAGTAAATAACATAGTAGTGTTCATCAACCCCATCTTTAGAGATGATAATTTCTTTTTTAGTAATGAAATCTTTATAAGATTCCATTGCTGCTAAATGTTCGTCATTTTTCTTAAATACAAACATGTATAAATTTGTAGTTAACATTTTAATTTCCTTTTATGTCGATTAATTTCTTAGAGAATGAAATATTAGATTCAATGCGATATTTTATTTTTCTGCATTTACCAACAACTTCAATGGTTACAATGATCTTTCCTTCTTTGTAATCCTTATACACTGAGAAATGTTGAGTCGGGTGTTTTTTAGCAAAATGGAAATAATCCCAATAATGCCAAATTAATTCTTCAAAATTTCTAAATGCCGATTCAGACATCATTTTAATATTGATAGTCGTAATACCTATAAGAGCGCTACTTTCTAATAAGAAGTCATCACCCTCTGATATCATTGAGCTAATTATCGCATTGATCAGTATTTTATATTGATTATCAAAACTACAACCAGTAGTTAGTTTTAATAATGGATCAATATATTTAGTATATCTTTCCATTTTAATTTCCTTTATATAGTTAGATTGATTAATTTGTTATCTTAACGCAATCGAATGCGTAAATACAAGTGAATGAAGAAAATAAATTATTAGATCTACCACTAGAGAATAAGTATCTCGGAACCAACACATATCCGACAATACTAATATCATTATCCCTATGCATATTTGCGTAGATCTTTCCTTCTTTACGATAGATGAAATTTACTTTGCCGATGTCTTTACCGATAGATGGCATGAAAACATTAATACCAGTAGTGATACTATTTCGAATAATACTGTAACCTGGATGACGCATTGAGTAAGGATCAACAAGATAGTTCTCAATAATTCCAGTCGTATCGAAAATAGGGATACCTTTATTAAGCAGATTGTTTCGGTTTAAGTACGTAGCTTGTAGTTCGTTAGCAATGCTTAAAATACCAATTCTTGATTTAACAATATTGATAAATTCATTATACTCCTCATTGGTTAAACGATAAGAAGTTTGAATAAACCATTTCATCTCAGGATGTTTTTCTGGATTCGTGATTTTATAAACCAACATCTGAGCCGTATAGAAGTAAATATCTTTTACAATAACTTCTAGTATTTGGTTAGATGGCAATCTTCTAACGTGTTGCAATCGAGATGTTAAAAAATTACACACTCGATAGAGATTAGAAGTCTTAGCAATATTAAGTCCTTTATCTAAAAGAATATCTTCTAGTGTTTTTCCGTAATACACTTCTGTAGATGCGGTTTTCAAAATCGTATACAAAGCTCTAGCTAAAGCATTAGCTTGATCAATTTTATATTGCGTTAGTTTCATTTTGTTTCCTTAAAAAATGTTCATTGTAACTGAATTCGTACTCTGTCAATCCAAAACCGGCATCTAAAATAAATACTTCTCTAACCGAATGTCCATTAGTAAAACGAAAATACTTTTTCACTTTCTTAAAGTATTTTAATACGTCTTCTCTAAAATTAACATAATCGATATAAACTTCTACATCAATTGGATTGAATATTTCTACACGTACTCTTTTACCATTATCTAAATTACCAGTGCGCGAAATACTAATGTTATTTCCTGTTCTGACTAATTGCTGAATACATGCTTCTAATGCTGAAAACATTATTCCTGTATTAGTGCGATACTCGTCCCAGTCACTGATTTCCATAGTGGTCTCCTTAAAAAATAACACTCAATAATAACTAGAGTCTCTAGGGATTTTTCCCTAGAGACTCTAATCATTTACTTACCTGTACCATAGGTACCGCTAATTGCATTTATACCAAACGTGATAGCATTCTTTCTTTTTAATGCGTTCTGAAATTCTTCTACATTACCTTCTTTGTAATGTTTCTTCATTTCTTTACGAATATATCTTAATTGCTCAAGCTTTTCATGAAGTTGTTTTGCAACATCCTCACTAGTAAAATGCGCTGCAGAAAGATACGACCTATAAGTAGTAGAATGTGCAGCGCTTAAGAAATTGAAATATTCATTATCGAATTTAACATACTCTTTAATCGTTTTGCTAAACCGATCATTAAATTTATCAGTACTATCTACGACTTCGCCAATACCTTCACTGATTGATTTCATGACCTTGCAGGCTTTGTTGGTATGGCAAGCTGATCTGTCAAGTTCTTTAAAAGAAACATTAATGGTTCTTTTATTCACTCGACCTAATTCAATAAAGAATTTCTGGCGTTGTTTGACATTCTTAATACGTTTGTATTCGATTTCACGGCGTTTCAAAATTTTATTCATTTTACAATCCTTCAACTTCAGATTTATCCATGATGTAAAAACCCACTAAACTTTTAATCGTTTTAATAGAGTTTTCGTCAACATTTCCTTCTAACTTCTCTTCTGATCTATAGAAGGGAAGAAGAACAGGGTTAATGTCTTTGTTGTTTTGGCTGGTTTTCAATATTGAAAAATGACACATCGAGACTTCTGCTTTAAATCCTTTATCTGTTAAGAAAATCTTAGAAATAAATCCTTCTAAGTTATCCGCACTGAAACAACTAAGTACATCATTTGTATTTTCAGGAGGATTACGAAGAACCAAGACTGGATTACTGGTTCCAGTATTGATTCCGTTTACTGTTGCTCTTACCGGATGTGATTTCTCTTGAGAAGAATTTGTTGCCAAATAATCCAAAATATTATAACTGTCCCAGATCTCAAAAATACCAACATTGCTATTAGGAATAATAGGTTCTGTAGTCTTCTTACCACTTCGACTACTTCTAAATTCCATATTGATAAATCCGTTAGCGTAAATCGTTTCTAACTTATCCGAATAATCGAATAAGTAATCTGGATCCACACTTATCGGACTATTACGATCTTCTTCAATATAGTTTTCAGATTTTGTTAAGTTAAAACCTATTAAACCAATAATGTTATCAATAGCATTTTTTGGTGTGAGTTCTGATTCAGGAACTTTAGTTTTAAATACTGGTTTTAATACATAGTTACCTTTAAATTCGTTATTGTTTCGTTTACCTAACAAGATATATAATTCTCTAGACATGAAGTTAACTCGTTTATCAACATCTGCCTTAATCTTACCATTAACGATTTTTATATCAGTAACATGCCCATCAGGACATGAAACATTTTGATTAGTAGGTGTGATGATACGAGAAATCATCTCATGATTTTCTAACGCTTTCCGAATATAAGTTCGAACTGGATGGTTTTTATAGTTATTGGCAGTTAAGATAGTGAGTAAAATATCATCAGTATCAATGATATCAAAACCAAAACTACCAAAACTATATTTACATTCTAATGCCTTATATTTAACTGACATTGCTCGTTTAAGAACCTCAGAACGGACTTCTTCAATAAATACCTCGTAGTCTTCAGGGTTAATGTTAAGACACTTGGTAACAAACTTTTCAAGATTTTCTTGATACAAATCATTCCCTGCTATTACATACGGAAATGCCGAGATGTCCATTTGGTTGATCAAACGGTTAATCAGAACAAATACAGAAACGTCAAGATAGTCTTTTACCTTACTAAACTTAAGATACAACTTCTTAATCATTTTAGCTAAATCAGATGTATCGTTCGAGTTAGCGATTTGATAAATAGTTTTACCGTATAGGTCTTCTTGGTTTTCTAAAATCGCAACAGTCAATTCTACGATTTCATTAACAATCTTTTTCATCTTCAATTCCTTTATAAAAGTTTGAATAAAATCTTGAAATAATTCAAGAGGTTCATTTTAATAATATAGATTTAAAATAAAACAAAAAAAAACAATACTCCCCTACCCTGTTAGGTAGAGGAGTACTATTTAATTAGGTTTTCTGTAATAACGATGACCAGCAGTTTCTTTATGGGTTTTTACAATATTAAGAATAGTGTGTCGACGAACAGTCACTACGCGCCCATCAGTTGTCACTAATGAATAGTTTCCTGATTTTGTCTTCTTAGCTTTCTTAGAATTGTCACTGGCAAATACTACACTAATTTCACCATTATCATCTTCCAAGATTTCGTACAATGAAAACTCTGTAGGGTATTCATCTTTTCGATTAAAATAAATAACCGGATATGATGTGTGATGATCTCCATCTTCCTCATCAGAATTTTGAGTCTCGATAATTTTATCTTTAACTTCTTCTGATTCCGCATCGATTACTCGTTGGCAATCTTTACAAACAGTAGCGAATAACTTATCTGTTTTAATCTCGATGATCTTTCTTTCTTCAGGATCTAATGTATTACCCCATTTCTTAAATAACTTACCAATATATCGCAGCATTAATTAATTCCTTTCAATTATTTTATAAAATAAATATCATATTTCAAGCATATTGAAAGCAATAATAACAGGATATTCCTCTTCATCTAGTTGTAAGATAGGTTTCTCAAGCTTACGATATTCGATTAAAGGTACAATTTCGTATTTATCGGTAATATCTGGTCGGTGTAAGAAATCTTTGTATTCGTCGTAAAGATCAATAAATGCAATAATTCCTGCTAATCTACGTGTCACATGACGAACTTTACCAATAGCTTTGCCATTGATTCTTACTTCAATGCCTTGTTTAAAACCAGATTTTAATTGCTTAAAGAATTCATCGTAAATAAAAGGTAATTTACCATAATTATAATCAATAAACTTATCTAATAATCGAGAATGCATTGGTCCGTTTTCGTAATAGCCCATACTGGATACCGGAACACCGTTACCATTGGTTTTTGATTCTAAATAACCTTGATACAAATGATCGCGATACATGACTTTAGTATAGTGCTTAATAACTAAATCAATAAACTTTTCAGTTTGATCATCATTTAAGTTATAAGCATACTTGATCAATTTCTTAAGATGAGGATTCTTTTCTATATCGAGAATCTTCATTACGAACATCGCAGCACTATAGAATTCAAAATCGAGCAAAATACTATTGTGTTCTCTAATAGTAAGTGCTTTCTTCAGATGTTGTATTCTGATATATAAGAAAGCAATTGCTTTGAGTGGAAACAATGGCGGTATGTAATCCGGAAATACATCGTTAAGCACATCTTTAAGAGTACAGTTATAAGTAAGTGGATCTTTAGTAGCTATAGAAATATACACTAGATTGTTTGCTAATTGATAGGCACGACATTTATGTTTTTCAAGCAGTTCAGTTGGATACATGTTTACTCCCATTCCATCAAAAAGTTATAAGTGTAAAGTTTACCATCTAGAAAGATATTAATAAGATAGGAATTGTTACCATCTCTTTTACGATTACTACCCATGATGTCTTCACTTAAGTAAGACCATACATTGTAATTATCGACAACTTCTTGTAAGAATAATTCACCTGCAGGATCGTACTGATGACCTCTTAAGTCAATTACATGGTAAAGTGAATTAAGGTTTTCATCTTTATCAGTGTAGATGTTAATCTCGTGGTTATACTTCATGTTTTGAAGCATACGACGAATTTTGTTATTGATTTCTGTAATTTTGATATTGTGAATTTCTAATTCATTAGCGTTCATTTTAAAGTCCTTTAAAAGTTTATTGTGCTGGAATAGCATTTTAATGATATGTATTTAAAATAAAATAATCTACTCTACCTTAAAAAAGGTAGAGTAGGCTATATTATCGTTTCATTTTATAAAATGGAAGTTTACCATCACCGATTACATGATTGTAATGGTAAATAGCTTCTAGTGTTTTAGGTGTCAATGTAATTACACCACCAGTAGAATCTTTCAGTCGATAATTACCAGACATGTTCGGTGTTTCTACTTTATCTAACAAATGGTTGAATAATTTGTATTGTTCACCATCACGGATAATAGAATGGCTGTCAATACGCGTAACTGTTTCCTCATTCTTGCGATAGAATGCAATAGGACGTAGGCGAGATTCAGCACGAGTACCATTCTTCTTATAATAACGATCCTGAATGGCTTCACGTGCATCCAGAAGAGCGTTTTGAAGTTGTTTAAGGTCAGACATTGGTAAACTAGAATACGCCACCATTTCATCTTTCAGGTCTTCTAGCAAGTGTTTGATATTCATTACGACATCAGCTTTTTTAACAGCCATTTTTATTTCCTTTAATTGTTAAGTAAGTAAAGTGAATAAGTCATTATTCATTATATTTATCAGTATGTATATTTTTATTACACATATTAGTATAAAAAATCAAACAGGGTAAGTGTATGAATTTCCAAACCCGACTCACTTATTATTTAGGAACAAATTTAGATGAAAAAAGAACCCATTTCTCCTGATGAAGTTAAAATTGTTAGTTTAAAACACTGCGTCAGGCACGCGATCGAATCTCTTAAAACAGAAACAGGATGTACTACTGAAGAAGTTATAAAGTTTCTTCTTGTAGTGCGTCCTTTTGAAATTATTTTCCCTAACGTGAAAAATGCCGAGGGACAAGATAAAGAAAATAAAATAGATAATATCACTAAATATATTAAACTGTATTCTAGATCTATAAAAGAATACTGTAAAATAGAAACCATTCGTTATTCCACTGGTGATCGAACAAGTACTTTTTATCCTGAATTAATTACTACCGATAATCTTATTCAGTGGTTCTTATTTAATATTGGGCGTTACCATTCTGGTGATCAATGTTATCTAGTATCTAGAAATGGTATTGTTGATGACCCTAAAGGACTAATCCCTACTCTTATTCAAACATTTAATATATCTAACTAATTACTTAAAAGGATTTTCCTAAAATGACTGAACAAAAAATTAAAGTAAAGAAACGCGATGGCCATTTTGAACCATTGGATATTGCTAAAATCCATCGTGTGGTTGAATGGGCTGCAGATGGTTTAGATGTATCTAGTTCTCAAGTAGAAATCAATAGCCATATTCAGTTTTATAATGGTATTTCTACTACAGACATCCATGAAACATTAGTAAAATCAGCAGCAGATTTAATTTCTACGGAATATCCAGATTACCAACACATGGCCGCACGCTTGGCTTTGTTCCATATTCGTAAAATAGCTTATGGTGACTACACACCTCCTCACTTGTTTGACCATGTTAAGAAGATGTGTGAATTGGGTTGGTACGATAAGGAAATCATTACTTATTATTCTAAAGAAGAATTCAATGAGCTGAACGATTATATTGTTCATGATCGTGATTTGTCTTTTGCTTACGCTGGTATTAAACAGATGGAAGCAAAATATTTAGTACAGAATCGTTTAGATAAAAAACCTTTGGAATCTCCTCAGATTGCATTTATGTTAATTGGTGCCTGTATCTTTAGTGGTTATCCTAAAGAAACACGTATGGACTATGTTAAAAAGTTTTATGATTCTTTATCTAAATTCCATATTTCATTACCTACTCCTGTGATGGCCGGTGTTCGTACACCTACTAGACAGTACTCCTCATGCGTAACGATCGAAAGTGGTGACAGTTTAGACAGTATTAATGCATCCACTTCTGCCATTGTTAAATATATTTCTCAACGAGCAGGCATTGGTATTAATGGTGGTCGTATTCGTGCACTAGGTAGTGAGATTCGTGGTGGAGAAGCTGTACATACTGGCGTCATCCCATTCTGGAAAATGTTCCAAGCTGCAGTTAAATCATGTTCTCAGGGCGCAATCAGGGGCGGGGCTGCGACGCTTTATTATCCTATCTGGCATTTAGAAGTAGAATCTTTAATCGTACTGAAAAATAACCGCGGTGTAGAAGATAACCGTATTCGTCAATTAGACTATGGTGTACAGATTAATAAATTAATGTATACTCGTCTGATTAATGACGAAGACATTACTTTATTATCACCTCACTCAGTAGAAGGTATGTACGACGCGTTCTTTAATGATCAAAAACTCTTTGAGAAACTTTATACTGAAGCTGAGAATAATCCTTTAATTACTAAAAAGAAAATTCCAGCTCGTGACTTGTTTGGTTTGTTGATGTCTGAACGTGCAAATACTGGTCGTATTTACATCATGAATGTAGATCACTGCAACACTCATTCTTCATTCGATGAATTAGTAGCACCTATTCACATGAGTAATTTATGTGTAGCGGGCAATACTAAAGTACTGACTAAAGAAGGTGAAGTAACTATTGGTGAAAACGTTGGTAAGAAGTTTACGGTTTGGAATGGTTACGAATGGTCTGAAAATGTAGAATTTGTACAGACTGGTGAAGATGTAGATTTGTATCGTGTTACTCTTGAAGATGGTCGTTACTTAGATTGTACGGATTACCACAAATGGTTAGTAGGTACTACGGAAGAAGATAAGAAACTGATTCCTACGATTGAATTGAAAGTAGGTACTTCGGTTTATAATCCTGATACTTCTAAACGCGGTATGGTTTCTAGTATTGCTAAATTAGAAGGTAAACACAATACTTATTGTTTCACAGAACCTAAACGTCATCTGGGTGTATTTAATGGCATTCTTACTGGTCAATGTACCGAGATCACTTTACCAACTAAACCATTAAATAATATTAATGATGAAGAAGGTTTGATTTCTTTATGTACTTTAGCAGGTATTAATTTAGGTAAAATTAAAAAGTTAGAAGACTTGGAAGAAGGATGTGATCTTTTGGTTCGTTCTTTAGATGAATTGTTATCCTATCAAAACTATCCTATTCCAGCGGCTAAACGCGCAACCGAACTTTACCGTTCGTTAGGTATTGGTGTCATTAACTTTGCCTATTACTTAACTAAAAATGGTAAACGAATTAAAGACGGTTCTGGTTTGGAATTAACACACCAAACATTTGAAGCTTTACAATATTATCTATTGAAGAGTTCAGTACAACTGGCTAAAGAAAAAGGTACTTGTTTAGGATTTAAAGATACTAAATATGCTCGAGGTATCTTACCTATCGATACTTATAAGAAAGACATTGATGCTTTCGCACCATTTGATTTAAGATACGACTGGGAATCATTGAGAGAAGAGATTCAAGAGTTTGGTTTACGTAATGCTACCTTATCTACTCAGTTCCCTTCTGAAAGTAGTTCTCAAGTTAGTAATGCGACCAATGGTATCGATATTCCTAGAAGTCCTCTAACTATTAAAGCTTCTAAGGATGGTATTCTGAAACAGATTGTTCCTGAGTACGAAAAATTGAAAGACCAATATGAATATCTATGGGATGATACCAATAACCAAGGTTTCTTGAAGATTGTTGCTATTATTCAGAAATTCATGGATCAAGCGATTTCAACTAATACTCGATACAATCCTACCATTATGCCTAATGGTAAAGTACCGATGAAACTGATGCTTCAGGAACTCTTGTTAGCTTATAAATGGGGTGTAAAAACTCTGTATTATCACCATACAAACGACGGTTCTAATGACACTCAAGATAGTTTAGACGATGGTTGTGCAGGTGGTGCTTGCAAACTGTAAAGTAAAAAAATAGCTCCTACTCCTGACGTATCAGGAGTAGGGGTATATTTTAATATGTTTTAGTCTAAAGGGATTCTAAACCTTTTTGCAAGAGCCATACCAAGATCATCGAATGCTTCTTCAATTTCATATTTGGTAGGTCTCTGATTAAAGCTACCATCGAATGGTTTACCGAATGTCTCACCAAAAGGATTATCCATTCCTGATAATGATTTAGGAGCCGTATATTTTCTATTAACTGCTTTCTTTCTTTTCTTTTGGATCATCTTCATTTTAGTTTTCCTTTCTTTCATTGTGGTCAATGGTTATATTGTATTTATAAGTGATACCGATTTCATCTACATAACCTAAAATAACAGCTATTCGATCTATTCTAGAATACGTATTACTGATCGTACATTGATTAAAGTAATGATCTTTCTTTTTACTAACACTTAAACCAACAAACCAAAATGACATTAAGTTATAAAAATTGATCCATGTTTCTCGATCAGCATATACGTCAATGCTGTAAGTCATGAGTTTTGTTAAGTTTGTTTCTTTATCACCTTCGTATTCTCGGTAAACAAAGTATTGTTTGTTCCATTTGGAATCATTCATCTTTAAGAAAGATTCAATACTATTTGTTAGTTCATCGTAGAATTTTTGATCCATTTCTGAATCGACATTAGATGGACTCATTCGCAATTCCTTTATAAAGTTAGTTTTAAATTTTTAATAGTTCTTTATTTTCTTCTAAGTGTTTTCTAAATTTATTCAACATCCACCTAATATAAATACTGTGTTGTTGTTTCTTCTTACGAGACTTATACGCCTTAAGTTTACATACAAGACGCTCACCATTACTAAATCTAATGAAACGATATTTTCTCTTATGAAATCTAATACGTTTAGCTAACATTTTCATCTTTAGTTTCCTTAACTTGAGTCTGATATTTTTTAGGTATGTCCGTTCTATATTTAGACACCCTCCAGTCACGATGACGATATACTACATTAATAAATTCCCTATAGTTACTATCGTCTAAATGATAAAAGAAACAAAGAAATTTCTTTAATTCTTTTTGTTCTTCTGTAATTGGGATATCTACATTATCTAGTACTTCTTTTAGATAATTAAGATTTCTATTCTCAGTTAAATCACGAAGTACTTTCAAGCTAAAATGCTTATTAGACTTCATGGTTTTTAAACGACTTAGCCATTGTTGTGAAATCTTACACGTAGACTCGTGCATTTTTACCATTTTCTCTGGTGGGACGTAAATACGATTTAGAACGCGTGTTCCTACATCCATAGCTACCTCAATTAAAGCCATTGCATCACCAAGAACATATGCCTTATCTAATAAAACTGTCTTTAACGTATTCATTTTTAATTTCCCTAATTAATATTTTGTTTTATTCTACAATTAATCTTAAATCATCAGGATAGAATTCAAAAGATTCTCCTTCTTTAATACTCCATGCTTCTGTATAAACATATTCTTTATTTTCTTTATCGAAAGCAAGAATGTCTTTCGTAAATTCCAATTCTAGAACTGTTTTTCCATGTTCGTCACTATCTACACTGATGTCAAGAATAAAACTAAACTCTTTTATTCTTTCTACAATTTTATTAAGTCTTTCAACTTCTAATTTATCTTTATAAACTCTCATTTTATCTTCCTTATATTTTACTAATACTAGAGGGATGTCCCTCTAGTATTAGTTTATTAAAGTTTAGTGATTAAGATTCTCTAAAGAAAATTCACTTGGTTTGATAGCATATTGTTTAGCGCTATTCTTAGCAATAGAAATAAGATTAGCTAAATCATTACGTGGAATACGGAAAATAGTTTCTACAAGACCACAAATCAATTTAGATTTTGCAAAGAGACTATCTTCAATGCTTTCAACAACGCAAGCGCCATCAATAAAGATAGTTCGGTCTTTAGTTTCAATAACCGGAATATTATTTATCGCTCCGATAATTGGATTCTCTTTATCGAATAAGTAAGAATAAGAATTCTTAGGATAGAATAATGGCAATTCAGCCAACTCACTTAAAGCATTTCTTTCTTCGATACTATTCGGGCTAATCACGAATCCAAGATTACCAAATATCGAATTAAATTGTACATAAAAAATCGATCCATCGACTGTTCCGTATGTGATTCTCTCCTCTTCGATTTTCCAGTTAACCCAGCTAAGTGCTGAAATTAATCCTTTAGCACTAGGGCCTAATCCAACGAGATTAGCGATAGGGGTGTAGTTAGGAGATGACTGAGTATCGTTTTGGATATTAGATTTGATTTTCTCTTTAGGATAAGCATTCAGGCTAGATACAGCAAGATAAAGAACTACTTTATCTGTCAAATGTTCAATTCGATAAACCATTTCAGAATGTTTATCGCCAAACAATTCTTTACATTGTTTCTGAATCAATCGACAAAGAGCAGAATTATCAACCATTCGTTTTTCTTTGAAGTAATTAAATGCGATTATATGCAATATATTAACTTCAAATAAATTAGTTCCTTCTTTATCCAGATCGTAGATTAGAAGCTCTCCATCTGTTGTTTCAATTTTACAGATATATTTATTATCTGTATCTTCCAATTCAAAATTCTTAATGACCGGACCGAGAACCGTTTTTAGTAATTTATCTAATTCTGAATATACTCCAATAAAATCAATTTCTATGCCCAGCAGTTCGATTTCAGGGTTGTACAATTCCATTTTAAAATTTCCTTATGTAATTAAATTTGAAAATAGAGTAGGGGTAACGATACCCCTACTCCGTATTAGTTTATTTTACAGTTTTAAATACCAGCATTTTCAAAACTTTCTTACCATCTACAGTTTCAAAAACAGGTATTAATTTAGCATAGTGCTTAGGTTTATGTAGTGCTGACTTATTAGGTTTAATTTCCTCATCGTAATATTCTTTAAGAAACTGATAAGATAAACACTTTTCATTCGGTTTGAATTTACTAGCGATAAATTCATTACTACCAAAAGTAGTTGCTAATACAAAGCCAAAACACGTACCAAGCCTATGCTTCTTTAATTCTTCATCAGGTAATTGGATAAATTCTTCTGTAGTGCCCAAGTATCCTTTATTGTAATATACTGGTACTTTCTTATCCAATTCTTCAACTTCGCTATTATAGAAGAATTCTTTAAACTCATCTGATTCTTCAACAGGAATACCTGTAAAGTTCATTTTATCTTTAATGATCTTGCTAAAATGATTATCAGATACCATTCGATAACACATTTCTTTGACCACAAGATCTACAAATTCATCAAATTCTTCTTGAGTTTTAATTTCATAACGACTAATTAAAAACTCTTTAAAAATTTCCATCTTATAACGTCGTGAAGGAACTACTTCATTCATTTCATGGAATAGTGTAAAGAACAAAGGAAAATAAGATAAACTAGATTTCTTTAAAAGCCTTTTTAATTCAATGCAACGAATTAGATTATTAGGATCTTTAGACATCTTATCGAGATGTTCGAACCAATCTGTCGCTAATCTTCCTGTGATCTCTGCAGGAGCATAAGTGTAAAAATCACTTAAGGTTTGCTGAATGGTTTTATGTCTAGATGCTGATGCAAATACAGAACCAAGTTGTCTAATAATAACGTTATATGATTTCATGTCTTATTCCTTTTAGGATAAATATAGGTTAAAGAAACTTATTTATAGTAGCTTCCTCTAACTACTCATTTTAATAGTATAGATTTAAAATAAAACAAAAAAAAAATAAAGATACT